CAGGTTTTTACACCGCGGGACCGAGCACGGGCCTCGACTCAGTCAATGGCTGCTAGGACGCAAGCCAAAGACAGAGTCTCAGCCTTAGTGCCCGATCCCGACCCCAAAAGGTCAACTTAAGTTGGCCTCCACAGCGCTCTCCCAGCGCTGTCTACCACAAAGCGACGCAATGTCGCTTGTAGGAGGGACATAATCCCATTGCGGGGTTATGCCCTGCTTCGTGTGGTACCGTATACCGCTTTGCCTAAGCGATATACGGCAGTCACGGATGCTGCCATGAAGAAACGCTAACAGCAATCCTTCAGGATTGTAGAAGCGTCGCTTCAGCTGCTTTGGTACACGAATTTCACCGTCCTTGATGGTGAGCCTCTTGGGGTTACTGAGACGTTTGCTGTAAATAACAGCTCCGTTACAGTCCCTACCAAGAGAATCTCGAACCATCTCGAAAGGCACTCGTATACCAGCATCGTGGTTTTCTGCAGGTGGTATGGGTAACCACCGAACAGAATCCACTAGCCGTCTGATCGTCTTAGGCAGGGTAATCCCTACTTTAGCTGACCAGACGTTCAGCGCGTTGATAGCAACATAACGCGATTCCGGTGTATCGAGACGTTTTATATAAACGCCTCGGACGTCATGACCACGAAAGTAGTCACGACCACAGGACTCGCGGAAGACGCCTTCAACGAAGGACTTGTCGCTGTTAACCCGAAAGCCGAGGAGATCAAGGAGGCGAGTCACACGAAGTGCGACCCGTTTATGACATATGATGTCATCTCCAAAGACTCCCCAATACCCCAAGAGCTGATTAGGCTCAAGGAGGGCCGGACGGGTCATGTATGGTCGAACCGGCTTAAAGCCGAACGACTTAATACACGCGACAACGACACACGAGAACACGAGGGTTTCCAATGGAAACGTAAAACCGTTACCCATTGTACTAACCATGTGTAACTCGAGCTGCTCGCCTGAAAGGTTCCCGGAAGGGGAACGAAGCAGTCGCAAGAGCCTCATAAAAGGCTCCGGCAGTGCCCATTCAAGCATGGGTAAACCCAGTGAGTCAGAAGCATCGCTTAGATCTAGCGTAGCTAGTTCATCAGTCACGCTTCCGAAACGGGCAGCTTCCATATTGATCTGCGGCTGGGAAGTAATATCGAGTCCAAAGAAGGACA